GAAAAGGTGGGCTAGAGACGTTCCTCGGTGGAGTATCACCGTTCGGTGTATCGAGGACGACATCGTGTTTCCTTCGGCGAAACACGCCGCTTCCCACTACGGGACCTACAACGTTGCTATTTTACGCGAGTGTAGAGGAAATACCTTCTTGAAGAGAACAATCGGTAAGTCGTTCGAATTTATTAAACCAAGTACCCCTCAGTTGTGATATAGTAGGTTGCACATAACCCGCAGTACCTGGAGCGAACATGGCCAACTGGCCCCATCCCTCGAAGGGCTCGAAGCATAACGCGAACAGCGGATACAAGCCCGGCATCCGCCGGCTGCTCCGCGAGGACCGCCAAATCCAGGCGAAGGTTCGGCAGGGTGTTTACGACAAGCTGACCCCTGAGGTGAAGCTGGCCGAGCTGGACGCCCTCCATCTCGACGCGAAGCGTCAGCGCGAGAAGCTGAAGGCTATCATTGCCGAGAAGGTTGTCGGTGCGCCCGCGCCGAAGAAGGCACACCAGGAGAAGGCCGAGGCCGTCGTTTACGCCAGCAAGGCGCAGGAGCGCCGCGCCAAGGCTGGGAAGAGGGTCCGGTCATGATGAATCAAACGGACCAGAATCGGTTGGAGGCGACTCTCCGTCCGAGCAGTAAGCCCGTAGTGGACTGCCGCAAGTGTGCACGTGCCGGCAAGGTGACTCCAAGGAAGAGCGTGTACTGCAAGGAGATTCGGCTTGATGTTGACTGGTACGTCGCAACCAGCAACACACCTTGTTTCGTCTTTGCGCCCCTCAAGAAGACTGTCAAGAAGGCAGTGCCGTCGCCGGCCAAGAAGGTCGCGAAGGCTAGCCGCGACGTTATCAAGGTCGGGGACCTGGTGAGGTGCATCGATTCGCGCGGGAATAATGGACTTGTAAAGAGGACTTATCGCGTTTCTTCTATCATTGCTGCGTCGGGTCCATCGCGATACAGTGCCGCCATCATCTGCGTTGGTCGACGCAACACGTCTGGTTACATCTGGCGCTTCGAGAAGGTGAAGTAATGGAACCCTGCCCCAGCCCCGGCTGCAAGTACCAAGGCGTCATGGCCATTCATACCCTCGATGTGATGTCGAGGAAGCCGGCGAACCACATGACTGCCGCGGATATGTCTTTGGCCATCGAAACCGTCCGGCGCGCCGCGCGTGAGCAGTTCGAGCGCGAGACCACTATCCTTCAGGCCGAGGTGCCGGTCTCCCTCTTCGAGGGTATGACGGTAGCGGATATCCAGAAGCGGGTATTTCACCGCTTGGCTAATCTAGTGACGCACTCGGAGCGAATGGTCGTGCAGCGCCACGACGGTACCCCAGTTCTTCGCTCGCCTCTGGGAATGGTGCCCCAGGTGCCTACGGCGATGCTGACCGTTCGATGGTACGATGCGTCGGTGCCAGACGTCGTACGGTTCTGGGAGCTGGTCCGGAGCTACGAAGCCATTCAAGCAGCCATCGAGGTCCGGCTGGACTTCCCCGGCGGCACTCAGGTGGTCTTGAAGGACCGAAGGAACCCTTCAACGAATGGCGCCTTCATCCCGGTCAAGCTCGGCCACTGAATTAGCTAGTTCTCCTCGTGCCAGCTCAAGCTCGCTCTGGTGTTTATCGTGCCGCCTTCAGAAAAGGCGATGACACCCAATACGTCACCAGGAGCTAGTCGGATATTGTAGCTATCGATTACTTCGGTAGTGGATGTGTTGCTAGTAACAGGGATGGTCATCAAAACGACACCAGTGCTTGCAGTAAATGTTGAACTAACATCGCTCTGCATGACAGATGTTGCGGCATTGATGTCGGAGAATGACGCTCCAGTGAGCGTAGGATTCAGGATTAGCTGGATAAACATATCGCCCGTTGAGGAAGCTCTAATCCCCATATGGTCGATATGTACGTTTACTGCGTTTGTATTAGTACCCCCAAAAACGTTGGTTGGTTTATTACGTATAGTAAAGACCCGCGCGCCCGTGGTGGGTACACCCACAACAGAATTGGAGAACGAGAAACGTACATCTGCTCCGGGGATGTCTCGATCGCCCTCAGCGAATCCTCCCATAGAGGCAATGAACGCCGACAGGTTTGATGTGTTGCCCACATTAACAAGCTCGAAACGAACGGGCAGGCTAGGCTGTTGGATAGATGGAACAGCGCTGGTGTTAGCGAACTTGTGAATATGAACCAGTACGAAATCTCCCGTGTTAGGGTCCTCGACGAAGAATCTTACGGCTCCGTACCCAAGCCATTGCATTTGAATCTGCATGGGCGAGCCGAAAGTCGGGATGAGTAAATTGCCCGTAATCCCGAAGCCATCAAATTTGTCGTCACCGTTCCAGACGTTTTGAGGAATCCAGGTATCGATTGAATTGCTTCGAATAAGTATCCCGAATTGGGTGCCGTTGTAGCCGAACGCGAACCCATCCGTATCAGACAAGAACCCCCACGCCTGACGGCTAGACGTGGCGGGGGCACTAAAAACGGGCGCACCGCGAGCGATATTGCCCTGGCCAGGTACGTAGCGCACGGCCTCTCGTGTCGACAGTTTGATGCTACCGTTAGACGCAGCCGAAGTCTGGAGATTTGCGCGGGCGCTGTCCCAGGTAACCGTGCCACCGTTAGCCGAAATTATACTACACGTCCTGGTGTTTATTCCGTAGATGGCCTTAAAGACCGTTGCAGCGACCTCGTTAGAGGTCAAGAACGAACCGAACGTGGCGTGTGAAGTGGCCTCCGACACAAGCAAGGAGCCTCGGGCGTCTACCATAACCTCCTTGTAGCCATTGCCCTCGGACATGGGCTGCTTGCCAGTTATGACGGATTTGACAAGCTGGGACTTTTGGCCCAAGACAACGGGCGAACCAATAGCAGAGCAATCTCCTGAATTGCCGTCCTTGCTAAGGATAGCGGACATTCGGAAAACGCCCTGTGGAGTAGAGCCGTTAGTGTAGACGATACGAAAGTAATTATAGTCGGGCTGACTACTGAAGGAATTAGAGCCAGCCTCGACTGCGTCGGTTAACGAATGGTCCCAGTTAATATTGTCAGAAGACCCCTGCAATTGAATGGTGCCAGGCTGGTCCGTGAAAATGCTTACGTGAATCGACGTGTAGTCTATCGTGGTTATTCCCACGCCCGTAAATATGGCATCGCCAGCAAGGGGAGTCGATGAGGAGTTGCCGGTGTCCAACACCGTCCAGTTTGCTAATTGGGTTATCTGGCTGCCGTTAATTTGATTGGCTGAGGTAGCGGCTCCCGTAGGCAGGGGTAGCGACACAGCGCTGATGGGCTGGGTAGCAGGAAAGTTGTCGATTATGGCATGCTGAGAGCCGTCAGTGAAAACCGTGGTATCGATAATAATCGAGCCATCGACCCCTACATTGATATATCTAGCTAGACCGCCAGAATCCCTACCGGCTATTTCAGTACCCTTGGCCGGCACGGGGTCCCCGTTTGCGGCCGTGGACTGGGTCGTAACGGATACTTGGTTGTCGACTACGACGTGTTGCTGAGCTGGGAAGTTGGTGACGGTGACGTTGGAGGCAAGCGTTGCGCCGCCCGGAAGGATATTTTGAAGGATGGTGGCTAGCTCGGCCTGAGCGAGCGGGGTCTCGTCGTCTTTGGGGTCGATAAAAAACTGCCGAATGGAACCGCCAAAAAGATTCTGGCTCGCTTGAACTAGATGTGCTCCATCAGACACCAAGTAGGCACTGGCGTCAAAGGGAGTCTGTGTACTAGGGTCCCAAAGATAAACCTTCAGTCCATCCAAGCTTTGGACCTTGAGATTTAGGTTATCGAGAGGAAGAGTGGAATGAAGTTCCACAATGGCGCCAGCCACCAGCCCTAGGCGGTTAGCGACCGTTACATAACCAAGGCTTCCGTTTTCGGCCAGCAGCACATCTACCGCAGGTATGCTAGTTAACATAATAGTCGCTCTTCCTGAGATTCTCTTCTGCCCACAGAGGCTGGAGGTTTGTGTAATGACACGCCTGGAGGAACTGGGCGCGGTCTGTCAGGTCGAAGCTGGCCAGTGGTTTAATGTGATCGATGTGCCAGCCGCCGTAGTTATCCCAAGTCATCCCGGGCTGGAACTTCGACTCCAGATGCTTCTTTAGTTCTGGAACGGTACAGCCAAGATCTCGAACAGCGGAGCCGGATTTGTAGCTGCTGCCTAAGGCTCGACGCAGTCGCGCCCGAAGGTTAAGCCGGAGTCTGTAGTCGGGGTCACTCCTCCTACGTTTAGCTACGTATGAAGAGATTTCCTGTTTGTGGGCAGCGTAGTATATTTTTTTCTCGGCAAGCACTCTTTCGGTATTAGCCAGGTACCACGCTTTTTTGATATCCGAGTTTCGTTCTGGGTTGTTGGCTCGCCATGCTGCGCCGCGCACGGAAGCGCAAAAAACGCAATCTCCTCGGACGGTGCGTTCTGAACGGCCACATTTCCGACAAATATTCACAGCCGCTCCGTACAGGCCCGCTCCAGGACCCGTCGAAGGGTAGATTGCCGCAGCTCTTGCGCGAGTGATATAGTAGGCAAGGAGCTTTCATGACCGATACCGTGGTTCTAGTGGACTTCTCGGGGCTTAGCTGGACGTGCTACGAGCCCGCCTTGAGTGCTCAGGTAGCGGGTGAACAAGCCCTGGCCGAGCATAAGACGAAGTGTGCTTTGTGTGAAATGGGTGACCCCTGTGATTCGAAGCCGAGACAGTATGACGCAAGGCAAATTCTGCTTACGAACATCGACCTCAAAATCGGCACACTTTCCGAATCAATCGACACCTCTGTAAAAACGTGGATAATGGTGAAGGACGGGAAGGACGCCCGGAGACGTTTTCTCTGGCCCGCTTACAAGGCGAATCGAGAAAAGAAGCCGTTCGACCCTAGACCCCTCACGGAGGAGTACCTTCGAAAGAAGGGGTGTCGGTTTTGTTGGAGCCCTGAAGCTGAGGCCGACGACACTATCGCTACCATGGCCCGAGACCTGTCTGAAAGCGGCATGAATGTCATCATCGTGTCGTCAGATAAGGACCTCTGGCAGTGTTGGGACCCACCGCGCGTTCGCATCTACCTGACTACGAAGAAGGAATTCTTGACACGTGAATACATGGAGAAGAAGCTGCGCGTCACCGAGCCGGGTCAAGTTCGCCTTATCAAAGCCCTATGGGGAGATCCTTCGGACAATATTCCGAACGCCATCCCACGCATGCAGGCGCAGCTCGTGCCCCTCGTGAAGAGCTGCAATGGCTCACTCCAAGATTTCCTCGCTCAGACCCAGAGGATGCCTCTCAGCGCACGGTGCCAACAACTTCTGAAAGAGCAGCTATCCCAGGTTTTGACGAACTGGGACGTCGTGGGTCTCTACCTCGACGTACCCGTCGTGTGGTTGCCCTGAAGTATCACGTTGTAGTGCTATAGTAACCAGGAGATAACGATGCCGGGACCGAACGATTCTGACTGCACGCCCGAAGAAATGGAATCGATGATGACGCGCGCAGCACTGGAAGCAGGATTTGATTCAGCGACCCATGCGTTCAACACACTCGACGCTGCGGTCGAGACTATCGGCAAGACCGGCGCAGGGCCAGTTGGAGATGTGTGCTGCAAGGAATTTGGGCTTTATGGTGTTCATAGCCATGCGGTAGATGGAGTGGACGCTACGCTCAAGAACTCAAATCCCAAGGACGGCATCGGTGAAACGAAGTTGCCGATGTACCTGGTACCTGCCACGGCCATCGCGATGTACTCGCTGGCTCATCTTAACGGTGGCCTGAAATACGGCTTTTGGAATTGGCGCAAGGCCGGTATCCGAATGTCGGTTTATCTCAACGCCCTGCGCCGGCATCTCTCGGCGTATGAGAACGGCGAGGAGGTCGACCCCGATGACCAGGTACCGCATCTAGCCGCCATGGGGGCCTGCTTGAACATCATCATCGACGCCGCCGCGTGTGGCAAGCTGGTCGATGACAGACCGCCTCGTGTCAACATTCGAGCCTGGTTTAACAAGCTGACACCTATCGTGACCAGCCTGAAGAAGCTGCACTCAAAGAGGAATCCACGCCACTGGACCATCGACGACAGTGAAATTCCCGCACCATAGGAGATAACACATGAACAAGAATTCCGAGCCTACGCTTCAATCCGTTCTCCCCGCAGCTACGCACGACGCTATCGCCAAGGCCCTGGGAGAGGATTTCAAGTCTACCCTGAAGCTACCGAAGGGCATGAACCGATACATCATTGCTAGCGCTATCGACAACGTGCTGCTGCATGAGCTGAGCGTCGAGCAAGTCAAGACACAAATCGGTCTCGTGGCCAGCGAAGTCTCTTACGTCAAATCGGTCATCGACGAGTTCCGGGCCTGGGAAGCTATGAACAAGGGCCAAGAGAGCAAGCCGTAATTCATCGCCTACAAGAGGATTTATGAATCCCACAAATATCAACGTAGAAGCGACTGAAGTCCTCACCTTCCCCACGGGAACCTCGCCCGAGGACATGGCGAAGGCGATTCAATCGAAGATGACCTCTCTGAGCGCCCGAGGCGAGGTGCCTTCCGCACCCATCGTTAACCCCTACGAAGACCGTATTTTCAAGGAATCCGAGGAATACCAGGGAAAGAAGCGCGCCATCGTTCTTTATCCGGACGAACTGTTGACGTACGTCTCCCAGCCGGCCGAGCCATCGGATTTTGCCGGTACCTCGATGTGTTTTCCGAATCGAGATAGTACCCTGTCTCAGTTCGCAGCGGACCTCGTCGCTACCGCTACTGCCTGTGACGCTGCGGGGCTTTCGGCCATCCAGGTGGGTGTGGCACTGCGTATGTGCGTCGTTCGAATTTCGACGATGGCAGGCAAGTACGTGGTTCTCGTGAACCCGAACGTCCACCCCGTTGAAGGTACAAAATGCGAGTTCGTGACTGAAGGGTGCCTCAGTTTCCCCGGCGTCACAGAGAAGGTCGAGCGCTACTGCCATGTAAACGTGGAGTACCAGGACCTTCAGGGCGAGCACCGCATGATGACGTTGACCGTTGACGGAGCGACGGGGCCGGCGGCTCAGGCCGTTCAACACGAGGTTGAGCATCTCGACGGCAAGCTACTCCTATCGCATCTGAACATCGTCCATCGCGACCGCGTGCGTGCACACATGAAGCGAGTGCACCGAAACCTGAATAAGGTTTTCAATATGACGGGAGGCAAGGTGAGTTCGTCACAGGCCCTGTTCGGATACGTCCCTGACCCGGTGTCGTAATGACTCCCGAACAGAGGGCGGCCCTGGAGGAGTACGTCTTCCTGGTCCAAGCGACCCGGATTCTCGACCGGAGAGCCGAGTTGGAAATGGCGCGAAATAAGCTGTTGAGTCGTCTCGACATCATCTCGGCCGTTGCTGCGGATGTGCACTGTGAGGCCGAGACGGCTCTCGACAAACTGATTAAGTCGTTCGAGGATTGACCGGGGAGGGGTCATGTCTAATCAGAAGTATATCGTAAGTCACGCGGTGTTGTCCGAAGACGGACTTTATCGCTATGCTCTCATTCGTAAGTGGGACCTGTCCAGACGGGTTCTACTTATCGTAATGATGAATCCCAGCACGGCCGATGCCTCCCAAGATGACGCCACTGTGCGAAGCTGCGTCCGTCTCGCGAAGGGCCTTGGATTCGGGGGTATTACTGTATGTAACCTTTTCGCGTGGCGTTCTACCAACCCCAAGGAGCTTCCACAGGACGTGGCCGACGCAATCGGGATCGAGAACGATGCGTGGCTAGAGATGATGGCTATTCAAGCTGATACCATCGTTGCGGCCTGGGGAGCGCTAGCGGGAGAAAAGGGTCCTCGACACGACCGAATCTTGCGGGTGACTGAGCTACTGACCAGACATCACCCCATCAACGCATTCACGATGACAAAGCATGGATTCCCGAGTCATCCACTGTATCTGAAGACGGGCACGACGCTAGCGACCTGGAAGCCCAAGCTCACTATCTGTGATATTACAGCGCGGAAGATTTCGCGGCAGCTCGAGGAAATGGTGTTTGGGCCATGAACGACGGAGGCTACGTAGGGTATTCGAAGCTGCGGCTTGGACGTATTCATCTCTACTGTCCAGCGTGCGGTCGAAAAATGTCAAATGTCCGGCGCACGAGCCTCGACCCACCAACCGCGGTCTTGTCACACGTGTTCTGCTGTGGAGACTCAGACGGACCGTCTACCTATCTCGACGCCGAGGGGAACTTTATCGACTATTGGGCCTGGTGGGACACTTTACCCGAAGACCGCAAGAGCAGCCTTAAATAGCTTCTCCCGCTCCTCGAGACCTAGCGTGCCGCCGTTGACGACTCTAGTCTCGTCTTCGACACCAGGGGTGTCAGCAAGCTTATTTAGGTTTCGCGAGGACCAGTACCAAGCTGCCGAAAGAGCAGCCAGGCGCGGTTCGGCGACGAGGTCTGGATTTGAAACCACGTCTTCACCGATAGCTTTCCCGAAAGCCGCGTAGTTTTTACGGCCGGTAAGCTGGATAAATCCGCGCCCGCGGTAACGCCATCCATCGCCGCTAGCTTCATCGCCGTTGCCGATACGACCGGCATACGCCCTATTTGCGATTCGTTCGGGTTGACGGGCGTAGGACGCAGCCGTATCCGCATCGAACCTCTTGGGCCACACCCTTTGAAGTGCTTTAGCGCTGTACTTGAGGTTCTCTTGAACGGCTGTGAATTTTATCGACTCGTGAGCACACTGAGCGAGAAATGCCGCTATATGCGTAGGCGTGTTGATGTCGAAACTTATGCAAGCGTCGCTTAATGCCTCGACGACCTTCTCAGCCGTCTCTCGATTAGCAAGACCCGCTTCGACCAATTGTCCGGACGTGAATTTCATAATTAGTTGTCCAACTGTACCCAAACCCCGCTCACGCGGCCGAAGAAATGGTTAGATAAATCGTTATAGTAGATTTCGCCATCGAAAGGACTCGATGGAGTCGCACCGGTAGGTGTTAGCCGAATAGATCCTCTATTGGCCGAGGGAGTGAATTCTCCACCCACCCCACTACCAATGCTTTGTCCCTGAACACCAGGGCCAGTACCGGTAGTAGATCCAAAAACACCAGGGCCGGTAGTAGCTTGTCCTCTTACACCAATACCGGTCGTTGCGGTACCTGAAACTCCTGAGCCCGATCCCGTTCCGAAACCCGTAACGCCTGCGCCGTTTGGTGACCCACCTGTGCCGGTTACACCCGTCCCAGAGGTGGCGCCGCCAGCACCGCTTACTCCACTGCCTGTGCCAGTACCACCACCGACCACCCCGATACCGTTACCAGCACCAGCCTGGCCATTTACTCCTGTACCAGCCGAGCTTCCGCCCACCCCTCTTACGCCGATACCAGTTAAAGACCCAGTACCGAAAACACCATGTCCGCCGCCGCCGCCGACACCGGAAACGCCCGAACCGCCCGTGGAACCACCCTGAGCAGTTACCCCTGCTCCCGTACCGGCCCCGGTGGCTTGGCAACCGCTACCGTCGCCATTGCCTTGTCCCACAAGACCGTGTCCGTTAGAAAATCCGCCCACTCCCCGGACACCCGCTCCCGTGCCGTTGCCCGTAGATGTCAAGCCGATACTATTGGCCAGGGATGTCGTTATGGTCCCGCCTTGGTTTACCTGTAGTGACCCAAAAATCGTCGTCAAGACACCCGCATCGGCTATATCAATTCCCGTAGCGACAGATTGACCGATAGATAAAGAACCAGCCACGTCCATGTCGAGACCACGAGCCACAATGACGCCGTTTATGTCTACGGCTGGTACGATGGCATCCGTGCCGGCATCCGCAAAAAGTCTCACCACTCCGTAAGCGGCATCGGTGGCATGAGCAAACGCAAAACCCACCGGGAAAGAGCTGCCCAGGCCGAAAACGCCTTCGGTAACTCTCCAGGCGATGATATGTCTAGAACCTGGAGTGGCCGGCGGGGGCACTCCTACGGTCGCAAGATTCGCCTTCACCATCGTCAAAGCCGCGCTGTCCACGGCACGGTCGAGGTCGACGTACAAGCATTGACCTATAGCGAGGTCGGTGAGACCAGGATTGTCTATGAGCTGGTTGTTGATGGTGTTCTTGACTGCGGTCGAATTACCGAAGTCGAAACTCAGACCTTGCCAGTGGAGGTTGGTACCGGTCCACTCAAAGTTCTCATTGTTAGATACGAAGAGAGCTGCGGGGTCACGAACGAAGAGTACGTCTCGGTCCGTTGTGTCGCTGTACCAGTGCTCTCCGCCTCCTACTTCCCAGAGCCGACTTTCCATGGCGTGGAAGAAATCGATGAAGCTGGCGATGGACTTGTCCGCTCCCGAGAACGGGTCTGTGGTGTCTACAGACGTAACGGGATTTTCTGTGCGTCCGCCCGGCCAACCAAACACTCCTAGAGGGTTCGGTACTGTTCCGCCTGTACCCAACCGGAACAGCATTTTGCGACAGTCCGTGACACTCAGTACAACGCCGTTCGTGTCGAGTGAGACCTTGGCTACTGGAGCTACGTTCGTGAGTAGGTCAAAGTCGCTGGTCGAAATAACGATGCGATACTGTAACGTGCGCGCGAGCGGAACCTGTTGCGAAAATTCTAGGTTAGTTGTCGCCGAGCGGAACTTGACGATGTCGGTAGTCGTAGGGTCAGCCAACCGAATGAGGTCGATGCCGATGTAATTGATGGCGTTCGGAGTGAAACTGCCCGTCACGTTAGGATTCGAGGTGCTGAGCGTCTCAGCGGGCTGGTCCGGCGAGACAACGAAGATAGCTCCAGGCTCACTCGCGGTCCCATGCAGCAGGATGGCTTCGGCGGTATTGAGGACGAGCTGAGTCGCAAAACCACCCACAGCAGCGGCCATCGAAATGGTCATACCGTGCAAAACCACAGGTTGTCTAGCTGCCAGGATTTGACCGGCTAGGTCATCAAAATCTCCGGTCACGGCACTTTCCACTTCACGTAGGTGGGTAGTGTCTACTCGCTGTTGACCCAGCCAATTCTTTTGGCGACGGACGGCCATGGTATTTCCTCGGGTTTCGGCTATTGGTGTCGGCTGCCGTGCCGATGTCTCTGCCGATGTAGATTACTGCGTCGCTTCGTTCGCGAAGCTGATGCCACGGAAATTCAAGGTGCCGGTGACAAGTCCCTTGACGGTAATTTGCCACTGCTGGTTAATCACCTGGCAACGTAGGGCGCGATAAACAATGTCCTGGGATATACGGTCCTGAATTTCAATCGTCAAATACTTCTGGCGCAACATCGCTTCAGCCGAAGGCACCAGACCAGCTCCCTCAGCGCCACCCGTCGACCGACCTCGAAGAATTTGGATGGTGCCACTAACGGCATACATTCGAGGTGAAAGCTGGCGAGCTAAGACGCTATCGATTTCACGTAGCTCGCCCCAGTCCGATTGCACAACCCAAGCAGGCACGGCCATTACATAGCCGAGCAATTTGCCGTTAACGAAACACTTTAAGTGTGCACCCGCAACGCTAAATGGCTGGGCCATTACTCCTCCCTCGCCGTTTCTACTTCCGTGTCGGTGTTATCGCTAGACCAGACAGACACGGCATCGGTCAACCGTGGCACACCGTGCGTGGGGAGACCCGCCCCTCCTAGACCGACATCGCCAGGATATAGTACGGTTTTGACAACGTCCCTGCCACCCGCAGCGATTTCGTCTAAGTGTACTTCACAAGCTACACGACCCGCTGGACTTGGAGTAATCCAAAAATCGCCGTCGCCATGCGGTACCTGGTCATCGGACATGCGAGCGGCTAGGTTCACAATTGCGCCGTTGGGGACGGCCACGGGAACGTTGAACGCTGGGTCGATAATGAGCTGTCCAGAGCCGTTGATGCCAAGGTAGGGGACGGGGCCTACCTGATATTCGAATCCGAAGCCAAATACGACATAGCCGCTAGCGTCCGGGAATCCTGTCGTGCTAGCCACTAGAATGGTTGGATACTGGTGATTAGCCTCCAGCGGTTGAGCTAGGGTGGTCTGGTTTTCCGTAATAACGAGGCTGACGGTAGGGTCATGTAAGTACGGGCTGTCGCCCAGCTCAGTTGATTTGAGCGGTGTCAGTGTCGCTGCGTTGAGTAGAAGTGAGACGGGCATGGGTTAGTCTGGCAAGAAGGGCACCATTATTAGTCCGACCGAGATAAATTTGCTGCCGGTGTAGAAGACAGCTTGAGGAGCTAAATCCAAAAATGAGTCCGCGTTAGCCCAATTAACTCCATCGGCAGATGTATCTATACTCCCGACATCACCTGGTGCCGTACCCACCGCTACGTATTTCGAATCACCGAACGCTACGCCGTTCCCAAAAAACACCGAATCTGTTGGTGACTCTGCCCAGGTCGAGCCCCCATCTATGGATTTGGAGCTAGCAGAGAATATGCCCACGGCCACGAAATCTGTGGCATTTTGCACTACAGCAGTATATGTAGTGCCGAAAGTGGGGCTTATATTGTGGCTTGTCCAAATGGTACCATTAGGAGATGTGGCAGCATAATCACCCACCGCCAAAAACTGAGTGCCGGTCCAAATGACAGCGCCTAGGAATCCGCTCGGGTTGGGCGACACTTGCTCTGTCCACGACACAGCATCTTCTGACGTAATGATAAAAAAGACACCGCCGACGCCGACGCCGACAGATACCAGAGTGGTTCCGTTCCAGGCTATTCCTCGATATTGCGTTGCCGACGCAAACCCCGGCTGTAGAGTCCAATTCAGACCATCGGGAGAGGTCGCCAACTTTCCTTCGAAGGCATCATCGAATCCCGCAGCCACGAATTGCGTGCCCATCCACACTAGACAAGTTGCAACAAAGGGCATCGTGCCAGGTGTCCAGGTGTTCCCATCATCGGATGAGGTGACGCACGAGAGTCGACCAACGGCACACAAGGTCGAACCATTAGATGCGATTGCGTAGTATTCGTCGTGCGGTGTGGATACGGGAGACCACGATAACCCATCCGAAGACGTAATTATAGAATGGAATGGGAAAACGGGCGGAATGGCCGCGCTTTGGAAGGCTATGATATGAGCGGGCATGGTGAATTTACAGCGTTCCGATTAAGGTGATGGCGATATCAGCTAACGTGGCATCAGGCAAAGCCTGGCCAACCAGCGTGACAACGTCGCCAAAAACGAAGACGACTGGTGAAGCGTTTACGAATGACACGACTCCACCAACGGTTATGTTGATAGTAACTTCAGGAGTGCCGTTTTTGTTCACGGTCAAAGTGGCGGGAGCCGTAGGGACTACTCCCACGAACCCTACGCTGCCTGTGCAGTTAATAGGAAGAGTCACCGTCTTCGCCATGACGGCACGAGCTAAAACCTGACTCGCCGTAGGCGCTCCCGAAGAACCAAACAGGAGGTCGTAGGTCAGTGCTCCAGGAGAGATACCGTCCAATTTCGTTTTATCGGCCGCCGACATCACGCCTGGGTTGGAGCTGTCGGCCGGCTGAAGAGTGAGGACCTGTCCCGCAAGCGTGGCTCCGTTAGCGGATGGTGCCGCGCCTACGGCGGTTAAGGTAATATCACCCGTATTCGTGCCGTCCGCTCCGACCCACTTCACAGGCGTAACTGAGGTCAACATCCAGTAAGTCTCAGTGTCGGTTTGAAGAGCTATCTTACCGATATCGGCCGCAACCACGACAGCGGCCAAGCGAGCGGCAGCGTTCGCAAACGTAAACGCATGGGTTGCGTGGTTTTCGTTGAGCGTCAAAGTTCTGTGAACGACGTTCGCCATAATGTTTCCTAGATTAGGCTAGAACGAAATTGCCTAGTGTGTCGACCACGAAATTGTCGGACGTGTCAACGACTTCGTCGAATCCGATATTAACCGTACCCTTGATACGACAAACGGCTACGTTCGGTGCTGGGACATCTACTACAACGAAAATCCCATTAACAGCCGATGAAAATCCCGCGAAGTTGGGCACCTGTAGTCCGTCTAGGAAGAATTCATTGCCGATAGACATGCCGTGGGGCGCGCTCGTTGTGATAATCAGCGCCTGGCCAACAACCCCGCCCCAAGATACGTCTGAGCCCCAAAACGCATCTGAGCCCCAAGGCGGGCCAGTTGCTAGCCCTAAGAAATTACTGTACACGGCGTCTATGATAGTGAGGGGCGGCGAGCCATTCAGATACGCCGCATCGACGACCGGTTCACGCGAAACAACGATGGACGTCGCAGGCAGGATGACCTCGACCTCATCCCCTGTAACCTTAACGTAGGCAGCCCTGGCTTGCGTCTGGACGGTCTTTCGACCTGTAGGGAAGGGCAAGGGGCCTGAGACCGATTCCATCGAACCACGGAGGCCCCTGGAGGCCGTGTAGACGGTCAGGTAGATCAGCCCGGTCTGAGCATCGACAAAGGGTAGTGCGAGAGCTTTGGCTCCGATGAGAGCGAATCCTCGGTTAAGCGCTATTGCGGCCTCGATAGCCGATACGGAAGACGTGTTCGTGAAATCAACACCCCTGAAGGTTACGTCAAATGGCCCAATGCCGTCGATGTTAAATGACTGAACCGAGCCGTCTGGAATAATGAACGGTTCGGCAGTGGTCGTACGAACAAATGCCCGTACAGCATCGATACCGTAGTAAATCTCGAGAATGCGCAAAAACGCGTTAATGGTCAACTTACGTGTTGAGAGCTGGATAACCAAGTCCCGAAACACATCGTCGGTGAAACCCACCAATTCCGGTCGCTCGTACCCACCTTCTTCCGAGGCGCGCTGGTCTAGATATTGACCTTCGGCGCTTACCAAGAAGAGCTGGTCATATACAGCCGCTGCCTGGTCCCAGGAGAACTGCTCTTCTTGACTAAGGGTGGCTAGTAATTCATCCCAGACCGTGCCCCTCATGCTGGGAGGTATATGGGACTGAAGCGTGGTTAAGGCACTCGGGTTTACCGCTGGAGTCGCTTGGTTGGGCGCAACGGTGATGGGCGGCCCAACGAACACGGTAAACGCGGCCGTGAAGGGAGCGGTCATCACGACAGGAGGCGAGCCAGCCGTCAGTCCTGAGCACGTGACGGTGTAGTTATTTGGCTGGAGTCCCGGCGATAGCGACAAAATGACGGAGTTGGCGTCGTACGGGTCCGACACCGCGGATATGACCGTGGTAGTCGGAATGCTAAAATTCGCCGGCACGAAGGCGTTCGGTACCGTTGTCAGGATGACTCGAACGGTATTCGAATCGATAGCGGACGCCGAAGCGACGCTAAAGGGCGGGGTAGTGAATGTAAAAAACGCTGGCACGGTTAGTTGCTCAGTTTGTACCGCATGGCGTCTAGAGGGATTTCGTTTGTCGCGTTCACGAGGTTAATGGTGCAGGTCACCACTCCGCCCGTCGTGATGGTAATGGACCCGGCAGCACCTAGGTCGTCTACCACTGGTAGGATAATCGTGCGGTTAGGTCGATAGGCCGCGTCAAGAGTAGCGAGCGTAGAGCCAGCCGTCACCGTACCGGCAGTCGATACCAGGTGTCCGGCTAGACTCACGTATCCATCCGAGCCAAGATACTGGGTTGCAGCCTGAGGAGACCCTGCTGACGCTACGTTTGTACCAAATACCGAGATAGCGGCCGTCGCTGCTGGATCGAGGTTGCCCAGAATTTTAACGGACTGTCCAGACCTTCCCACGTCTACTTCGGTAGCGGTCGTACCACCTAGCGCGAGCGTGCCGGCGGCTGCTGTATCGAGCGCAACCGACTGAAGGTTACCTAAGACCTTGACGGCTTGGCCGCTCCTGCCCAAGTCTACCTCGGTGGCCGTCGTTCCACCTACGGCTAGGGTGCCCGCAGCCGCCGTATCCAGAGTCAGAGAGAGGAGGTTGCCCAAGATACTCACAGGCATCCCAGACCGACCTACGTCAACTTCGGTAGCGGTAGTGCCGCCCAGAGCGAGGGTACCCGCAGCGGCCGTGTCCAAGGTCAACGAAAGTAGATTTCCCAAGACACTGACCGGCTGTCCGGACCTTCCAAGGTCTACTTCGGTGGCCGTCGTCCCACCGATAGCAAGCGTTCCTGCCGCAGCCCTATCAAGCATGGAAGAGAGCAGATTCCCCAGCACGCTAACAGGCTGGCCAGACCTACCTACATCTACCTCGGTAGCTGTCGTTCCACCTAAAGCGAGAGTGCCCGCTGCTGCCGTATCAAGCATGGAAGAGAGCAGGTTACCCAACACACTAACGGGTTGTCCAACACGGCCGATATCAACCTCGGTAGCAACGATTCCGCCAAGCGCCAGGGTACCCGCGGCTAGCGTATCGAGGGCCGGAGCGGCTATAAGGCCGCTGAAGTCGACGTAGAACTTTTCTACCGTAGCATTTTGGAGACTGAGTAGCTTCGAGCCAACCGCAGAAATGGCGTTCAGGCTGTTGAGAGTAAACGCTACTGCGCTAGCACCATCAGCCACGGCGCCGGTTAGCGTTAGAGTGGCGGCGGACTGAGACAACAGGCTATCAGAGGATAACGTACCACCTACCTGGTGATAATCCCCCAAGTTATTGATAGAGAGCGCCGAAACTATACCTTGCCAGTCGACGGA